TTGAACACGATCAGCGCATTGCACGGGTCCGCCGCAGTCGCCGTGATCGTGGTGTCCTCCGCATCGAACACGCCATTCGTGAGTGTTTTGCTGGCCAGCGCCGCGCTGCGACCGTTCTCATGGGCGACCACATCGTCCATGAAGTCATGTGCGGCGTTGTAGGTGTAGGTCGACTTCATCAGCGCAACCCTGATGTCGTCGATCTCCAGGTCAATGTCGGCCTTGAGAAGAGCCTCTTTGAATTTCGGGTAAAGAACGTCAGCCATTTTTAGACCTCAAGTTGTTCGCGGACCTGGAATTTCTGCTTTTGATAGACCGTCTGCTTTTTGCTGCCGGTCTGGATCTCGAATTCACCCTCGTAAACCCCGGCCTCCGCCATGCACGCAGCCGGCAGGGTGGCGCGCACCAGACCATCGCCGCCACCATTGGGCTTGCTGCAGGTGACTGTGGCGGTCAGTTCGTCGGCCCCGACCGCCCGGTAGAACAGCACGACCGTGGAGGACGTGACATCGATCGCCGCGTCGTCGTTGGACTTGTCTGTGAGCGTGATGTCGATGTCGACATCCACGTCACCTTGAACCAGCGGGATCCTGTCAGACATCAGAGGACGCCCCACAGCTTTTTGGCGGCCTGCAGCGCCTTGATGACGTCATCAACTTCGCCGATCTTGCAGAGCTCAACAGAAGTCCCGGCGTTGTCGATCGATACCGCCTTGCTCTCCGGTGATCCAATCAGTTTGCGGTTCTTGCCGAAAATCAGGCCGGTGACGCTAAATTCGTTCTGGTTTCTGACGTCGATGTCGATGGGCATTTGGGCTCTCCGTGATTACTCGACGATTTCGATGGGTTGTCCGGTGCGCTGCTCCAGCCAGGCCTTTACTTCGGCAAACTGCTGGTGCATCGCCTGCTCTGCCGCGGCCAGTGACGGCAACGGCGGCGATGTCGTGATGCTTCGGCCGGGGTGTTCATAGGCGGCCGGGTACAGCGCCGGCACGGATTTCTGCATCTGCTCGGCCTCGTAATCCAGCCATGACTTATCCGAGGCGATGGCCTTCCCGTAAAACAGGCCTTGCCCGTCCTCGACCACGAAGCGGTGCAGTTTCCCGACCAGCGCGTCGCCGTCGTAGACCATGAAGGTCGCGTTCGGGTAAATGCCGGGCTGCCGGCACTTCTCGCAGACATGGGATTGCAGACTCATGGCCAGAGGATCCTCGCGTAACCGTTGCCGCCGTCCTGCCCACAGAAGCCTGCCGGCGCCACGCAGCCGCCACCGGCGCCGCCGCTACCATGACCAGTGCCATTGGTGCCGCCGGGATTGGTGGACAAACAGTTGACCGTGGCCGCGGAACCGGCGCCGCCGTTCGGGCTGCCGCCGCCGCTGCTGCCGCTGGGAAGTCCGCCCGCCACATTGTTGCCACCCGGAAATCCGCCCGTGGTGGTCAATTTCCCCGTGATCACCGAATTACCGCCCGGCGCCCCGTTGAATGTGAGCCCCTGCGCGGTCTGGCAAATCCATGTCCCGGAGGACAGGCCGCTGCCGCCGATACCGCCGGCGCCGACGATGACCTCCAGCACCTGCCCGGGATAGACGTCAATGTCCTGATCCCAGTAGTAGCCGCCGCTGCCGCCGCCGTTGCCGGACCATGCGTCACCGGGATTCCAGGCGCCACCGCCACCGCCGCCGCCGGCCACCAGCCGAACGCGCGCCTTGAACACACCGGGCGGCACCGTGACGTTGTGGGTACCCGGGGTGCTGGTGTCCAGCGCGATCGTGTTGGGTGCAACGCCCCGCCCGTTCCACGGCGGCGCCAGAAGCATCAGGCGAAACTCCGCGCATGCACCCCATAAAGCGTGCTGCCGTCGATCACGAAGCTGATGATGTCGACCGCATTGGCCGCCGTGGACAGCACCGGTGCCGTGCCGGCCTGCCATTTGAAGTTCGCGCCCCAAGTCACCGTGCGACTGCCGGTCGCATCCTGCTTGAGGATCAGCACCGCCGACCCGTCCTGCATGTTCGTCGGGTTGGCCACCGTGCGGTTACCGCCCAGCGTCAGCACGGCATAGTTACCGTCCGCCATGTCCCAGGCCACGCTGGCCCCATCGGTCAGGGTTTGTTTTGTGATCTTCGGGCGGGTGAATTCCGACCCGATCATGGTTTTCGCGGACATGCTCTGCGTCGCGTCAGCCAGAATCAGTGTGCCGCTGGCGTCCGGCGCGGATATCGTGCGATCCGCGGTCAGTCCGGCGAAGTTGAACACCGCCTTGTAGGTGCTGGCCAGCCGCTGCAGGAACCGCTCGAACACCCCGGCCGTGGCCACCAGGCGCACGGATACCCCGGATGTCACGTCACCGGAACTGTAGGTCTGCGCGCTGGTGCCCTCGAGCCCGCGACCGCCGGTCATGATCGTGAAGGCGTCCGTTGACCGGGATTCGACCTCGACGATTTCGCGCACCCCGGTCGCCTTGAGCAACATCACCCGGAAGTTGCCGGAGGCAGGAAACAGGGCGCCATCCCCGCCCTGCACGCTGAACGTCAGGTCGGAATCCGAAATGGCTGCAGCCAGCGTGCTGCGGGCGTTGTTGGAGAATTTGAATGTCATGCGAATTTGCTCCTCGGCCGCGCCGTCAGGGTCCCGGAACCGTGGCCCCGCCAGACCCGGATGCGCTCATCCGCCATGCCGGACAGGAACCGCTGCTGGTCGATCTTGGCGCCGTTGACGTTGTAGAAAGGCTCACCCGACATCATCTTGAGCCGGGCCTTCGCGCCGGCCGCGATGGTGTCGCGGTATTCATCGAACACGACGTCATCAATCTCGGTCGCGTTCAGCTTCGGCTTGATGGCGATCCGCACCATCAGCGCGTTGACGACCTTCTCGTCTGGCGCCGGCACCAGTTTTGCGTGCCGCGGCGTCAGGTGGACGATATGCCGCGGCGTGCCGGTCATCGTCATCCAGTTGCCGGCATACAGTTCCGAGAGTTCCTGCGGGGTTTTGACCGTGATCTTGTTGCCGTTGAAGAACCCGTACATGGGCTGCACGACATCCGCCTTGGAGGGCGGTTCGTAGGGATACTCGGACTCCCCGACATAGACCGTGACGGCGTCCTGCGTGTACTGCCATGCCAGGGTGTTCTGGCAGAATTCCCGGGCGGCCGAGCGGATGGCGTCCAGCGCCATGGATACCGGGCAACCCGGAAGCTGCACATGCGGCAGCCAGGCCTCGATCTTCATTCGGCCCTCGCGTTCGGCGAAACCATCATGTCACTCCTGATCTTCACGCCCAGCACGTTGAAAAAGCCCTGGTAATGCGTCGCCGCGCGGTTCGCGTTTCGCTGCTCGACGTTCAGGGAATACGCCAGATACAGCGCCCAGTGCCGGAGGGCGGCCTCATAGATGTCGTCGATCGACAGCGCGTCATTGACATCGTCTACGTCGACCGGGGTTGCCGAATGACTGATTTCAACATGCACCGCAGGGCTCGCCGGCACCGGCGGGTTGACGTAGAAGGTTTTCGGGACGCGGTCGTCGTAGACGTACTCGAACACCGGGGTTTTCGCCTTGCTTGGCAGGTGCCAGTCAGGGTCGAACCGATCCAGCGCACTCAGGTCGGTTTTGTGGATCACCCGTCCAGGGGTTGCGCCATCCGCCCCCATGTTGCGAACGACTTTCAGCAGCCGCTGGCTGCCGGCCGGCAGGCTCTGCTTCGTGCCTGCCACCAGCTGCACGGCTGCCGTGGTTGCCGTGGCATCCGGGCGCACCAGCGCCACGGCGCGCTGGGCTGCGTTCACGTAGCCCAGCAGCTTCGGCAGGCCCCACCGGACATGGTTGGGATCCTGCAGTTCAGCCGCTACGGCATCCGTGATGACGCCAGCCAGCATCAGCCGGCCTGCAGTTCGCGGATTTTGTCGCGCATGGCATCAGCCTTCATGTCCATGTCGAGGTCGACGTTCAGCGTTTCCTTGGCAAAGGCCACCATCTGCGCCTTCGTCATCTTGTCGAGTTCCGGCTTGGCTTCCAGGCTGGCTTCGTGCGCCACCAGAATGGCGTCCAGCATGTCCGGGACCGGCATGCCGGGCTCGAGTTGAACACCGAAGCGGCGCATGACTTCGTCGGCGATTTCGGCCTTGACGCTGTTGATGGCCTCGGTCTGCAGCATTTCGGCGGCCTGCTCGCTGATGCCAGCGGCTTCGGCTGCAGGCTTGGCCTCGGGGGGCGGATCCACCAGGTTGCCGTTCTTGTCGCACTCCGTCATGTCCTTGCGTGCAGCCAGATGCTCGGTCCACGGGTAAACCACGCCCGTCCTCGCCTGCTTCAAAAAGCGTTCGCTCATAAATCCTCCGGGTGGAGTTGGGGGTGGGGCACCCCGAAGGGCGCCCCGGTTGGTGTTACTCGACGTTCTCGCGCCGCAGATCGATCACGACCGCAACGAGGCGAATTTTTGCCACGTTGTAGGCCGCCGTCAGCAGCTTGATGTCGATGGTGTCGTCGGCGGTGTACAGCTTGCCGCCGGCTTCCGACATCGCGTACGCCTCGGCTGCGTTCGAGCCGTAATAGCCCGCCGAATTGCCGTTCGCGCCGTCGAGGAAGCCGTCCACCGTCGCGCCGTCGCCGACGTCAAAGGTGGCCGTCTCGCCTTCCGGCGTGATGACTTCGGCGGCGACATACTGGACGTACTGACCGGCTTTGACCGGAATCACTTCCAGCACATCGTCTGCCGCCAGTGCCGCCTGGCCTGCAGCGGCCCGCTTGACGGCGATGTCCGCGAAGTCCAGCACGCGCTCGACGACCGACATCTTTTGGCCAGAATGCACGTTGGCGCTGGCCGCGCCGTTGGTGTAACCGTAGGTAGGCATGTTCAGTTCTCCTGTTCAGAAAAGGAAAACGGCGCCCCGAAGGGCGCCGCTTGCCATTACGCCTTGCGGACGTAGAGGTGGCCGATGGACTCGGACTTGACGACCTTGTAGCCGTACACCTGCAGGCCGCGCATCAGATTCCCGAACGTGGATTCCGCACGGAGCGTTTCCATGTTGATCATCTGGCTGGCGAACGTCAGGCCGGACTTGTGGCCGAAAATCGCGTTGTAAGCCCGGTACGAACCGTCCGTGACGCTGGACAGGTTGTTCGACATGTAGATCATCAGCCGGTCAACGCGACCGAGACGACCGTTGCGAAGCACGGATTCGCCGTCGCCGGTCATGCTGGCATCTTTGAGATCCGACTTCTTGATCATGCCGCACATCCACGACGGCAGGACGATCCAGCGGTCCTCGTTCGGGACGGACTGCTCATCCATCACGGTGCCGACGTCGACCAGGTAGTCCAGCACGTTGGTCTTGTCGATTGCGACCGGGGCACCGGTGGCGCCGAGGTTGAAGGACGCCGATTTCCGGCCCGCCGTCAGCCCTTTGTTCTCGGCGTGGGCATCGGCATAGATGTCACCAAGAACGTTGGTATCGATCTTGATTTTCATCCGCTCGCTGGCGTTCTTGCTCCAGCGATTCATCAAGGCGATGTCGGACTGGTGCTTGTCGATGTCATCGACGATGGCGTTGAAGTACTCCGCCTTGTCGATATCCAGTTCGATGGTCGGCGATTCCGGGCGCTGGACCTGGAGGTTCTGGCCCTTGTGATACGTCCGGATGATGATGTCGGCATCGGTGCGGATGATGACCTTTGAGCCTTCGCTCTTGATTTCACCCTCGTAGTCCGTGTTGGCGATGTCGCCGAACACCGTGGCATCGTAGAACTGCTCGATGATTTTCCCGGACCATACTTCCGGGATAAAAACTCCGTCATAGACGGGGTGGCCTGCTGCGACTTGAACTCCCATGATGGGCTCCTTGGAATGGAGCCGCGGCTGCTACTTAGCGGATTCGCCCTTCGCGGCGCGCGGCAAAAATGTCTGCCTCGATGCCATCCGCCTCTTTCTCCTTGCCCCGGTACACACCCTTGCGTTTATCGGTGTAGAACTGCTCGATATCTGCGCGGGTCCATACCTTTTTCCCCTTGTGGGGGTCGAGGGCATCGCCACCGCCGCTGCCGGCCGGAGGCTGGATTTGCTGCTCAAGAGACGTTGCATCGCCCTTGGGAAGCCCTTTTGCGTACGTGGTGAAGAACTGCGCAGTGAGATCCGCATTCATGTCGGCCTGTGCCTTCTCGAGCGACTTCATGCGGGTTGATCCCGACAGACCATCCGGTTCTCCGAGCCAAGCAATGAAGCCCGGATCGTTGTTCACGGTTTCAAAGTCGAGTCCGGCGTCCGCCAGCAGCGCATCCACCCTGCCCCAATACAGCTGGGACTGAGTTTTCGCTGCGGTGGTGGCGTTGTGTTTGGCCAGGTTCGCGGCGGCTTCCGCCTTCTCGCGCAAGGGGTCGACTTCCTTCTTGACGCCCTTCTGGACCAGACCAATCACCATGTCGACCATGTCCGCACCGAATCTTTCATTCAGTGCTTCGCGGTCGGCATCGGACAACGGCGGTTCGGCCTTCTCGGCCGCCTTTGCCGTCAACTCGGCGATCTTGTCGTTCGCTGCACGCAACTCCTCGGTCAGCCTCGGCACTTCGCTGTTGTATTTCCCTTGAAGCACGGTGTACCGCTGCTTCCAGGACTCGGCCTCTTTCTTGGCCTCATCCAGTGCATTCGGTGCCGGCTGGGGTTCAACGGGCGCTGCGGGTTGAGCGGGTTGCGGAGCGGATTCAGTCACTGCAGGAGCCGGCTTCCCGGTATTCCCTGATGCAATTTCGGCAATCCGCTTTTCTGCTTCTTCGGCCTGCCGACGTACGTTTTCTGGCGTTCCCATACATTTCCTTTCGTTTGCGAGCCTTGCGGTGTTCGCGTTGCACCCAGAGCCACCAGGAGAGGTTTTCCGGGCAATAAAAAACCCGCGACGGTTTCCCGTGCGGGTCGATTTCTGGCGAGAGCCTTGCGGTGTTCTCGCCGCTTACTTCCTGATCTTCATAAGGACATCGCGTGCCGTCGTCACGGCCTCGATGATGTCGTTGCATTCCTGTGCCCTGCCCTGTTGCCAGCGCAGCAGCACGTCGTCACGGACCTGTTCGTTGGCGCGCGCCTTCTCGCGCCGCGACTCGAGCCAGCCCATGAACGCCTTGAAGTTCGGATCCCCCTGCAGACCGACCATCGCCTGCAGGGCGCGCGTTTCGTCAGTGGTCACGTCAGCGACCAGCGCGGCGTGACAGCTGCGGAGTCCGCTGCCGCACTGGCGCGCACCACGACTTCGACCAGCCCTTCGACGTCCATTTCGAAGTAACCGGCCGACCCCGAGGCCTGCGCCGCGAGGTTGCCGCTGGCAAAGCGCACGCGCTGCCCGGCCGTCAGTGACGCCCAGTTCGCCGGCGTGAAGTCCTGCAAAGCGCCGCCGGCGTGCGCGCGACCCAGCACGTCGAAGTTGTCCAGGGCCTGTGCGGTCACCCCGACGTGCATGCACAGCAGCTTCTTGTCGACGTTGGGGATGACGGCGACGTCGGTGTCGCCGGTGGCCGGGACCGTGACGGCCGTTTTTTCAAACTGGCTCATGGCGGGCTCCGGTTATTCTTCGGCGCTGAGGTCGATCCAGCTGAGAACAATCTCGCCGGTGAACAGCGCCGTGCCGGAGCCGTGGGCAGCGTTGTCCGCCACCGCCACGTTCAGGTAGGCATCCGCATCGGCCGCCAGCGCCACGCCACCGACGCCCCGGGCGTTGATCGGCGCGACCTTCGAGGCCGCCGTGAAGGCATTGGACGCCATCATGTTGGCCTCGGTCGAGGTCAGGGTGGCGTCGCCGGCCGCGGTAACCGAGCCGAGACTGATCACGCCGGTGAAGGCATCGATCAGCGAGGCGTAGCCCGCCAGATTGCCCTTGATTTCGGCGCCGACGATGGCCACGTTTTTGGACGGGAAGTCGTAGACCTTGACGCCGCCGTACTGGGTCACGCCGCCCACGTCCGTCAGCGCGATCGGCGTGTTCACGCACTCGATGACGGTCTTGTGGATGAAGGCGCCCTTTTCTTCGGCAACCACGGTGGCGCCGTTCGGCAGTCCGTTGCCCTGGGTGGCCTTCCCGATGCTGCCCAACAGCAGCTTATTGATGCTGAGTTCTTCGTGTCGCATGACTATCTCCTTGTTTTACTGTGAAAAAAGTGCGGCATCCTGTCCGCCGGCCGGATTGCCTGCGGCATCCACTTCGCGCCCCGCCGCGGGCTGCCCACCCATCCCTGCGGCTGCCGCCATGCTGGCGTCCAGTTGGTGCTGATCCTCGCCCGGGACGATCTTGTCGGGGTCCATGTCCATGGCCTTGACGTTCTCGCGCAGCAGTTCGGCGCGCCCCTTCGGACCCATGAGTTGGGCATCGATCGGGTTGGCCGTCGTCTGCAGGAGTTCGTTCCGGCGCAGTTGCTGCTGCTCCTTGACGAGGAGCGCCACGGCGCCACGCGCCACCACCTGCAGATCACCTTTGATGGACTGGTCGGGGTCGTGCTGCATGTTGTGGTTGTAGAGTTCCACCACGCCGGGCTCCACGATCTGCTCGTCGAGCTCAGCAATCGCCATCTTGATGCCGCGCGCCGCGTTGTTCATGAGCATCGACAGACCTGATGCGGTCTTGCCGGCGCCCGCCTGGTTCGAGTCGCCATAACTGTAGGACGGCACCCCTGAATCGTTGTCCGCCTGCCGGCTGAACCGGTCGAACACCATGACCAGGGCTTGCGCGTTCGACTGCGGCTGGTGAAACTTTACGGCGCCCGAGTCCGTGCTGCCCGTGTTTGAACTCTTGGTCTGGTAGAGGCGCCACGGCCAGATGCCGCGGGGATCCTCGCCCGACGCCAGCCGGTCGGTGTGGACCTCGACCATCGGGCCGGAGGACATCGCCATGTTGTTCGAGATTGCCCGCGCCGACGCATTGCACATCGCCTGGGTGTCGGCGAGGATTTCCGGCAGCGCCTTACCCCAGAAGGCGTTCGGCATGCCTTCCCAGCACGCCCGGTGGTAAGGCCTGCAGCCCAGCGGGTGCGGGTTCAGCACCGCCCTGATCACCCAGCGGCCGATTTTGATGACATCGACGTCGTATTCCGCATACGGGTCGATGTTCGAGGCCTTCATGCCCCACTCGGTCAGCCACTTTCCCTGCACGCTACCCCAGAACTGGACGGCGTCGATCGTGCCTTCCGGATCCCAGTTTTGATGCGAGCGCCTCTCCAGATCGGCGCGCTGCTGGTCGCCAAAGAGCCACATCTTGAGGGCGCCACGGCTTGCAGCCTCGAGAACTTCGTTGATGGCGACGGCGTCGTAGCCCGGCACGCCGCGCAGCGCCGACAGCGTCCGGCGGTGCATGCGCATGACCTCGCACAGGTAGCCGTCCTGCGGGTGCCTGGCGCCCGGCGAGGGGTAGATGTCCAGCGCGCTGACGTGGTTGAACTCATGCACCAGCGCGTCGCCGACAATGGCATTCCACATGCCACGGATGTCGCTGCCCCATTTCAGGCGCTTGCGCTGGCGGATGACCGGCCCCTTGATGATGGCCGCCGGCATCGTCGTGAAGTCGTAGAGAAGCGAACTGAAAGCCGGTTTCCACTGGCCTTCCTTCATTTGATCCTCGATCTTCTTCTGCATGCCGGCCGCCGCCAGTTTGGCCATTTCCTGCAGGTGCCGTTTGGCGCGCGCCGCCAGCCACTGCCCGCGCCGGATGAACCATTCCCGCGGCATTTCCACCTGCAGCATCTGGGATTCCAGCAGCAACTGGTTCATCACCACCTGCTTTGCGGGTTCCGGCAGGTCTGCAATCGGGGTGGGCTCAATACCCCAAGGGTTGTCGCCCTGCTGCAGCAGCACGTCACGGATCCACGCTTCCCCGGCCCGGCACTTGGCTTGGGTCAACAGCATGAAAATCTCGCTGCCGCCCTGCTGCCGGATGTCGGCCAGCACGTCGGGCTCGTAGATGCCCTCGCGCTGCCGGATGCACTTCAACATCCGGGTTTCAATCGGCTGCTTCGCCAGATACGCGGCCTGCCAGCACTTCTCGACATGGCTGGCCAGTTCGATGATGACGCCCTCGTTTTCCTTCGGGATGGCCTGGCGCTCGCGCTCCGCGATTTCGCCGTTCGACTCCATCCGGATCAATGCCGGCATGAGTCACCCCTCAGAACCGGCGTGCGCGCCCTCCGCCCGTACGCGCGAATGCCGCGGCCACCGCGGGCTCGTTCAATGCCGCAACTGGACCTGTCGGCATCACCGGCGAAAAATACGGCGCCCCGTCCCTGACGTCGTGCATGACGGCCATGATCAGGAAGGCATCCGCGCCATCCGAGGCCCAGTCGTGCAGCGGCTCGTTTCTGTAGGTTTCGAGGTTCGGATCCCATTTTTTCCTGTAGTTCTCCAGTGCGAGAAGCCCCTGTTCGGTGCGCTCCTCATCAAAAATGCAGGTGGACAGCACGCGGCGTGCAATGTCGATCGCACCGCCACGCTCGCCTTTGCCAACCAAGGGCGGCGCCCTCTCGAACTCGATACCCAGGCGCTGCGCGCTGGTCTTGCGGGAGACGCCACCGGCGCCCCACTCGCGGACCTGGATGTCGTGCGGCCCGACGAAACGCCCGTAGCGGTAACCCAGTTCCTCTTTCCGCTTGGCCAGCACATCAGCCCAGTGCGGTAGGCCGCCGGACTCGGCGCCCTCGACGTAATCGATCACCCTGATCTGCGCGCCGATGGTCTGCGTGAACCAGATGGCCGTCTTGTCGTTCAGGCCGATGTCCCACCAGGTATTCACCAGCACGCCGACCATGTGCGGCACCTTGGTGATCCGGTTCTGTGCCCTGAGTTTGGCGAAGGCGTCGGCGAAGTAGGCGCCCTGCACCGAGGCCTCAAAGGCTTCCTCCGGCGTCGACGGGTATTCCCGCTTCATGTCCTCGCCGTTGGTGTTCCATTTCAGCGTGTACCACGCCCGCCGGCCGCGGCTGATCTTGATGCGCAGTTTCTTCTCGAGCCCGTCGAAATACTCCATCATCTTCGTCGGGATCGGAATCAAGGGCGCCTCATCCTCGGACATTTCCGCCCTGGGGTCGTCCCACCATGGGTAAAAGTGAAACTTCCAGCTTTGCTTCGTCAGCGGCCGTTTCAGGCGCTGCAGATCCTGCGCGCCCTTGCAGAGGTCATAAAACTCGCCGCCCCTGCCTTCGGCCGTGGACTCGACGAATATCAATTCGCCGGTATGCACGGCATTGAACGAGCCCGTCACAATCTCGCGCGCCTTCTTCGGGTATCGCTTGCTGATCTTCCCGAACTCGGAGACGTGCAGGAACTGCAGCGTCCGCGACCGCATCGACGTGCCCACCCGGATCGAACTGCCGTTGCTGAACGTCAACTCCCGGGCGTTGTCGTTCTTCGCGGATATGCGGTCCCGCAGCACATCCGGCAGGTTGTCGTAGGCAAACTTGACCTTGTCATCGAAGATCACGCCGGCGTTTTCGCGGTTGTCCGCGATGATCGCCGCCGCCGTGTTCGACTTGAACAGGCAGGTATCCAGCGCCAGGACGTCGATCGCCGTGGTGAACCCGCGCTGCCGCGACTTCAAAATGACGTTCAGGTACCAGAATTCCTTGAGGAACTTGGCCTGCGCATCGTTCGGTGTGAACAGCACCTTGTTGCCGTGTTCGTCCCTGATGAAATACAGGTGGCAGAGCCGCCACATCGGGTCCGACCACTGCTCAATGACCCCCGGCGGCAGCCCCTCGGCAATCTCAGGTGGCAGCGCCGGCTGGGCGGAGGACTGAGCCATCGACCTGGTTCAGCAACTCGCCCAAGGCATCGGCGCGCTGCTTGTTGTCTTTCTCGTAGAGCCCAAGGTGCTTCATCAGCTTCTCGAGGGCGGCGCCCTTGTCCCACATCTTGACCTTGCGGGTATGTCCGATCACCACCTTGTCGACACCAATCTCGTCGACCTCGACCGAAGCCAATACGGCCGCGGCGTCATCGTCCAGTTCATGCACCTTTTTCAGGTGGCCATGCTCATCGAACAGTTTGCGGATGTCGGAAAAGGCGACACGCCCGACTTCCCGCAGAACCCGCTCGACCGTGATGTCCGCGGCCTGCAGTGCCTGGCTCCGGCTGGACTCGATCAGCGCCGCGACCTTGACATCCTTCAACAGTCTGGAACCCTGCTGGTCTGCCGTCTTGGCGCTGTATCCCGCCTTGATAGCGGCCTGCGTCGCATTCCCGCCGTTGGCGATAAATTCCTTTGCAAACAGCGCCTTGCGCTTTTCGCTCTCCTCTTTCGATGTTCCTGCCTTCACCTTCGGGTGTTGGCCTTTGCCAGCCCGAGTCTTTGCCTTTGCCATGCTCGTCTCCCGGAGCCGGTTTCCCGGTGTTCCGTTGAGTTAAAAATTCAGTCGATGTCCAGCAGTTCCGGTTCGATGCCCATCTTGCGCAGCATCAGCGCGTTCAGGCGCTTTTGCGCCTTGGCTTGGGTAGCGAGTTCCGGGACGGACTTGATGGCCTCGGACATCTTGTTGATTTCGTTGCCGACATACCCGCCGACGACGGTGAACAGGATGGAGGCCACGGCCGCAACCCCGACGCCGCGGTTGAACCACTTTTTGAACTCGCCGTCGATGCGCAACTGCTCTTTCTCCAGCCCTTCAAGCCTGGTAAATGCCCGGCCTACGGACTCCTGCACTGCGGCATGGCGAGCCTCCAGTGAGGTCAGGGCCTCGAGGCTCTTGTCGATCCCAGTCAGCGCGGTGCCGATGGTCTTGACGGCCTCCTCCAGTTGGTCAATGCGGTAGGCGTTCAGGTCAGCCTTGTTTTTCGGGGCGGTCATTCACTGTCCTCACACTGCTGGGCCTCCCCGGTCAGAGCCGCGCGCAGACGGCATTCGCAGGCCGCGCGCTGCTCAATCTCGGCCAGGATGGCGTTGTTGCGTTCGTCCGGGCTCGCGTTCGCCGGCAAGTTGTCCACGGCGTAGCGGTCCAGACATTCCTTGGGGCGCTCGATCTTCACGCGCACCGGGACGGGCTTCTCGATGACCTGGGTTTCGATGACTACCTGTTTCTCCGGGCCTGCGCATCCCGCCAGCAGGAAGGCCAGCATCAGCAGGACGGCAACAATCGCCACCAGCCTGCGGTCGGCATGGGTCATGGTTTCACCTTTGATTTCGGGGTGTTATCCATGCGCAGGCCTCTGCGGTATTCCACGTAATCGGCCTGCTTCTTCATGATGTCCGCGCACTGCTGTTCCGGCGGCACGCGGCTGGCCGTCAGGAACTCCTCGGCCTTCTTCTGGTGCTGGGCGACACGGCCCGCAGCCCGGTCCATGGCCTTGCGCGCGTCCTCGTTGATTTTCTGCGCCTCGTCGACCACGCCTTTCACCGCGGTCTGAACCGCGGCGACGTTGACGCCACACTGCTTGTTCGCGGCCTCGAGCGCGGTATTTGCGCCCTGCAGCCGCGCGATCGTGGTGTCCTTGGCAGCCAGGTCACCACTGAGACGCCAGCCGTTGACGAGAGCGCCGGCACCAAAGGCGGCGGCGATAATCGCAATCACCAGTGTTGCCTTGAAGCCCAAGGACATCAGATATGCCCCCAAATTTCCCGCCGACCGATAGCAGATACCGTCTGACGGCTTACGCCAAAAAGATTCGCAATCTGAGGCTGCGAAAGTCGCCCAGCGGCTCGCTGCGGAAGCAACTTCGACTCATCTGACAGGCGGCGGATTTCCAGCGCAGTTTCAGGCGCCAGTAATGCGGACCCATTGCGCTCACCAAGGCACATAGTTCCATGCGCACGCCTGTGCCCCTGATTCTCTTTGGCCGTCACCCACCGCAGGTTTTCGGGGCGATTGTTATTTCGGCTGCCATCAAGATGCGCGCACTCATAACCCTCCGGGCATTCCCCATGAAAAGCTGTTGCAACAATACGATGCACGGCAATCCGGCTTTGGCGATCACGCTTTGATAGGTGTACGGATAGATAACCGCCGCGCACTGGCGTTTGCGCGAGAACGCCGCCAAGCGTGCCGTTCCTCGGGAGACTTTTAATTCGCCCAAGGCTGGAAACCTCATAAAGACCCTCGTAACCAACAACCGGACGCCAAATCTCCGGCTGCAGCACCACGGCAATGACGATCTTCTCGGCCATTACCGCGCCTTATGGATCCACGCCGGCACCCGGCCGTGGTCGTGCACCTGGTACCACCAGACCAGCGGTTTCAGCCGGTAAACCGTTGTCACCTTGGCCATCAGGCGGCCTCCGACGCCATGCGCGCCATGTAGCCGCCCAGCGCCGTCACCACCGGCGCGAGCGCCGCGGCGAACTCGCCGAACGTGATGGTCTTGCCCACCACCAGAATGGCCGCGGTGATCACATAGATCAGCGTGACCACCACCGCCAGGCCGGCGATGGTGTTCCAGTGCCGCTGCTGCATCAGGTGCCGAGCCCACAAAAAGACTTCACATTTGCGGTGCAGGATGTTTTATAATTAACAGCATGAAGGTTCATGACTTTCCTCCGGATTTACGCGAAATTCTCATCCTGGTTGGCTTTCAGGACGACTCAAGAATCTTCACAAACAATGGGTATCCGTGTGGATGGAAAAACGGGAAGATCAAATACGTTCATCGGCTGGTCGCCGAGCACTTCCATTCAGCGAAACTTTCTCGGCGCTTATTCGTTCATCACAAGGATGAGGACCGCAGCAATTTCCGCCCCAGTAATTTAGAAGTCATGAGCCATGGGCAGCACAACGGACAACATCGCCAATTTGGCGGAAACAACCATTTTTTTGGCAAAAAACATTCCGACGAAACACTTGCGTACTTGCGCGCAATCGGCGTCGAACGCGGGGCTCCGGAATTAAATGCCAAAGCCCGAAAAAAAATATCTGCCAGCCTAAGGCAGCGATGGAAAAACCCGGAATACCGGAGGCATATGTCCGGGAAAATCAGTGAGGCAAAGAAAAAACCTAAAACTGAACTGATCTGCGCAGCTTGCAACAATAAATTTTATGTTCCGCCATCCCGCGCATCTGCAAGGTTTTGCTCAATGGACTGCACCACGGCAGCCAGAAAGCAGAACTTAATTTACTGCGCGCTCAAGCATTCCCGCGCCGCCTCGTCATAACGCGGTCCCAAACCAAGAACAAGCCGACCCCAACCCCGATCACGGCGAACGCCAGCACCGCATATGGCAACCACGGCCCCATCCCTTCGCGCACCGCTGCCACATCACCTGCCACCTGTGCGGCCACTGACAGCCCAGAAACAGCCGCAGTAACCGTTCCGCCGACAGCGACCTTACTTTGCGTTAAAGGTTTCTCGGGTTCGACCTCTTGCGGCATGGGATGCTCACCCTCTACCGGGGTTAAATACAGCGCCGCCTCGGCCGCGCGCCGCCGCACCAACCCGGCCACCACCTTGCCGCCGGCTTTGTTCCACAACCCAAAAGCGCGCGCCGCCGCCTCAAAATTCCCGCGGTTATGCGCCTTGATCACGCTCGAGCCCGCCATGCCGGCTCTGCCGACGTTGAACGCGAAAGAGGTCATCGCAGCCAGCTGGTTTTCGTTGGGCTCAACTTTGCATGCCCGCAGGACGGCGGACTCATACGACTCCAGTTCATCTTGCAGCCGTTGCTCGGCTTCGGCCCGCGTCATCCGGTCGCCAGGCTTCACGTCGTCCGTGAACCCATAGCCAATGGTCCAGACGCCCACGATGTCCTGGTAGGCTTTATCGCTAAAGCCCTCGAAGTCCTTGAGCAACCTGATCCCGGCAGCGTTCATGTCGTAACGACCAGCAGCCACGCATGCGCGTCGAACAGCGCCTTGAGTTTCTGCATATCGTCTCCGAAAAAAGAAAGCCCGACCACGGTTCAACCATGGTCGGGCCGAGGACGGACACCGGGAGGAGGTCGGCGTCCGTGTTCACCGGCGGGGAAGCCGGATTCGATGCCACCAAAACTGAACCGCCCCAGAGCCCGGTCACTTGCCGGGTTGGGGCGGGTACTGGTGCTGCTTCGCTCGGGGTGTATCTGGTAGCGGGAGCAGGACTTGAACCTGCGGCCCCCGGATTATGAATCCGATGCTCTGCCAACTGAGCTATCCCGCGGCAACCTGACTATGCGCGCATGATCGTATCTCCAGACGTTGATCCAGTGACCTCAGTGACAATCCCGACATGATAGCGATCTGATGCTATCAAACCCTATGGCGTGTGCATGGATGCCAGAAGCCTATGCCAGAAGCCGTTTCATGTGGAACGCCGATTCATCACATCCTCGACGATTTCCGTCAGCGTCGTCTCAGCCGTGCAGGCGCGCATGATGTAGGCGTCCCACCGTTTTTTGGGGTCATACCCGACAACAGCGTGCCAGGCGCGTTCGCCGTCAAAGTAGAAATACTGGGGCTTCCCGTCGACGGCGATCTGCGCCAGCATCTGCTTGGCTTTGCGGATTACCTCGTCCTGGATTGGATCTGCCCAGCGTGCAGCCGCAGCCTGTCGAGCAAGGTCGCTGCGCTCCTCGGGGGTCAGCTGCGCCATGCGGTTGTGCCCGCCTTTGCTGCCGCCGGCGAGCCCGCCGCGGCGCCCCGCCTCGGCCAACTTCGGATTTTTCGTCTCGATCGCCATCACTGGACTACCCCCCTTTTCTGCAGTTCCTCGTAAATGCGGGTTTCCGCCCGGTAACTCAGCGCGTCCAGTGTCATCGCCACGCGCCGGTTGATCTGGGATACCCTCCGACGGTCGACGGCCAGCTTTTCAGCCACCCCGACCATGGTGATGCCGCGGGCGCCGTAGTAGCGGGCCAGCAGTAGACCCACCGCGCGCCGGTTGAGGCCCCGCACGCCGATGTAATCCGCCACCAGTCTGCGCAGGATCCGGCGGGCCTCGATGCGCTCCCGGCCCCGCAGGAACTTGACCATCAGGTGCGCGCCCTCATCA